AGTAATGGCTTCTGCATTAGCAAGTTTGTAATACCGAAAGTACTGATTGCCGATAGCACCATAAGCACTATTAAGGGCAATCTTCTTTGCCATCTGAATATTGTTGCACCTAGCAATCTCTTTGGTAAGGACATTAGACGGATTCTTTTCATACTCTTGTTTTGCTTGAAGCATTCGTTTCTTAAACACCACTCTATCACCATACATCTTATCCATCAACTCTGGTAAAAATCCACGAACATCCTTTCGATACTGTGCTCCATTAGCACATGTAGCAAACTCAGGATTAAAGTCTGTTATCTGTTCATTTAAGATCCTTTCAACGCTCGCACTGGGATGTCTAGTCTCCCTGATGGTCTCTGGGGAAATATTGTACTGCATAATAAGATGAGGATACAGACTGTTAAGGTCAAAACTGACCACCCAATCATACTTTCCTGGTTTCGGTTCCTTGACATAAGCACCTGCGTATTTTTCGTCTTTTTTGGATCTTTCTTTAGGAGGAATTACAATGTTCCTTTTCTTCAGATAGTTGTAGATGATGGTATCCCACATCCGCACCTGAAAGAATACATCTGCATAGTTTACTTTAGCATCATATGCCATAGTAACAGCAAGTTCAATCAGTTTCATCTTGTCTTCCAATCGGTCAACAAGCTCCACATCAATTATATTGTATTCTATGTACTTCTGCCAGTTCTGTGTATAGAATTCTTTAAACGTATCAAACTCCGAGTGGTCTAACTTCTTTTGACCCAACTCTACCTGTGCAATATAATCCAAACGATATGATTCCTGTGCCTTATAAGTAAACTTCTTGTATAGATCTAAGTAATCTAATTGAGCTACACCACCCACATCAAAATAAGTTTGCTGACGACCTTTAATATAAATTTCATTCTCAGTATTCAACCCCCAAGGTGAAAACCTTTTCATTTGCTTCTCACCAAGAACTCTTCTCAGTCTCTTACAAATGTAAGGTACGTCATAGAACTGTATGTTCCATCCAGTTATAATTTCTGGAGGGGTGTTATAATCCCAATAGTCAATAAACTTTTGAAGTAGAGTCCACTCATTGACACATTCAATGTAAGTGACATTCTTTTGCTTTACCTCAAAGGGATGAAGACCCCAAGTAACTATCTGTTTTGTATTGTAGTCTTGAATACTAATAGCTAATATCTCTTCTTCAGCAGATTCTACATCAGGGAATCCATTCTCCGAAGCAGTCTCAATATCAATTGTGGTTATCTTTATCTTGCTTGTATCAAACTTGATTTCATCTTCTTGATACTTGTCAGATATGTATTGTGACACATACCTATCATTACCATAGATCTTAAAATTTTCTACATCGTCGTATTTCTTATAGAACTCACGACAATCACGCACAAAACCAGGTTGAATAGGAGCAACATTCTCCCCCTCAAGTGTCTTGTACTTAGATTCTTTGTTGGATGGTATAAAGAGAGTAGGTCGATACTCATCTTTATACATCACATGTTTACCATTTTCATAACCACGAACCAGGAATTTATTCCCGATCATCTGCACGTTAGTGTAGAATTTCATTTAATTAATATAGTTGAAGTTGATTACAACTCTCCTGCTTTCATCAGTACAAGTTGTGCCTGTATGTCTTAGATTGCCAGGAAATCTAACAAACCTATTAGCAACGCTCTCTACCTTTGTACCACACTTTTCAAACAATGTATACCCATTGTTAGTATTGACATAATAAATCCCAGTAGTACACTTAGATGCATGATCACCCATATCCTCATGAAAAGCATCAGTAAATACCTTGAGTTTTTCAGTTCTAGGTGTTAGATTAGCTTTGACCCTTAATGTAGAAACAATTTGTTCCCTATCATAAATGGGAGACAATACCTGAAAAAACTTACTTATTGGAACATTATTAACATACATCAAATGCACAAGTTGGAAATCATCATCATTTGTTGTTGCAATACCGTCACACCATCCCCACTCAAACTGATCCATAATCACATCAAAAAGTTGACAAAACTCCTTATGGGGTAAAAAGTCGTCAATGATTTCAATCTGATTATTCATTTAATCAATTTTTGATATTTTTCAAGTAGAGTGGGTTTGGGTTCTGTTATTGTCAATATCTTATCAGAAGAGATCATAAATGTATTATCATTAGTGACCTCTATCAACCAAGGTGACATAATATCATTCTCAGTCAATATAAACGGTTCCGTTAGTTTGCAATCAGGTTCACCAATCTCAACACCTACTTCGTCAATCTGACTAATCAGAATCTGTTGATTCGTCAGTACTATTAGTTTGATCATCTGTTTCGTTAGTTGGTGTTTGGTTTCCTATGATATACCTTTCATAAAGGTTCTTTGCTTGTGCTATAGGTTCCACAATAGCTAGAACATCGTCTGCTTTTATATCTATACTTTCATCTGCAGATAGTGACGTAAAAGGTTTTAATTTAAGATGACCCAATTGACTATCATTACCTGGTGTGGTTGCAACATTTTCATAGTGCATCCATATTTGGCAAGGTTTTTGCAACCTATATCCAATTACTTTTTGATCATCACCTTCAGGGACAGCCAACTCTAATACATCCGTGATAACATCTTCACGAGTGTTTAGCATTACTACTTTTACAGCCATAGTTCTTCTTTACTTAATTTTTATTATAACGAAAAAAAGAGAGTCTGTCAAGACTCTCTTTTCTTTAATTCAGCATCTACAATATCTTGCAGCTTTTCAAACTCTTTAACCCTTTCAACATCCAACAATAATTGAGCTAGTTGAGTAATGACTAAAGGTTTTTCATTTGTAGAGGCAGATCTAACTGCTGCTCTCAAGTGAGACTCTGCTTCAAGTAGATGGTCTAGTGTGGTTTGAGATAGTGCCATAATTAAAGATACTCTTTACGTTCATGATGATCGGGAACAATTTTATTTAGTTCCACTGTTAATAATCCATCTTCAAACTCGACGGATCCAACCTTCGTATCGTCGGAGACCGTCCAAACTCGTTCAAAGGAACGTTGGGCCAATCCTTTATGGACAAATTCTCCAACATTTTCTGATTCTTCTTTCTTGCCTTTGACATATAGTTTTCCAAACTCCGTGAAGACTTGTAACTCATCTTTCTTGAACCCCGCCAAGGCGATTTCGAGTTTCGACTCATGATTATTTAATTGTATTAAATTGTATGGTGGATAATTTGATTGTGGAAAGTCTGAATTAAAAAACCTATCAAAGTAATCATCCATTCCTATACTGTTCTTGTTAATCCTCTCCATAAGTTCGGGAAGATTTGCAGCATGATAGCGTTGTAGTGCGTTCATAGTTCTCCTTTAAAAGCGAGTGTGTTAGTTTGGATCCTTTCGGCATCCAATACTAATTATAACACTTTTACTCTAATCTAAGGTGTGGTTTCTTCTACCTTATTCTTCTTACCAATATTATACTTCTGTTCTAGGATCCAATCACCCTTATCTTTATAAGATAATACCTTTATCTGGTTGAGTGGAGCAATGTCAGAAACAGATTCTTCCTTGACTATAGATGCCAATCCCCAATCAGATAGTAATTTAGTTATTCTATTGCGTCTTTGTATATCATTGACTGTTAGATTAGCATGTTTGCCATCTAATGCAAATAATTCTTTGAAGTGAACGAGATAATATCTTCCTTGCTTATGAAGTATATGACAAGATTGATAAAGCTTTTTCTCCTTCCTCGATGCCACTCCTATTCTGGTCAATGTTTCACGTACTTTCAAGAAGTCGTCAGGTTCATTTAATAGAACCTCAACCATCATATCAGGAGACCAGTTTACTTGTGGTTCTTGTGTAGTCATTTTGTACCGCCAGTTTCAAGTCGTTGTTTAATAAAGTTCAGTTGCTTCTTATCTAGAATCTTCAGTGCTTGGGAAGCTTTCTCATTACTATACCCATAATACTGTTTAACACATTCTAAATCATCAACCTTCTCTTTTCGGAGCCAGGGAGAAAATCTCTTCTTTTTCCTAAGTGTATTTAGATAAAATGAATATTGCATATCTTTATCTAAGAAAGAATACCTATTCATCTCATTAACAAACAAAATACAATCAAGATGTCCTGACAAACAACGGTTAATTATATACGGTGGATAATCCTTAATTGCAGAAGGATCTTCCTCAATAAGATTAGTCTTATTGAAGTTAATTGAATTCAACCAATCTTTTAATTCCATGCTAACTCCAAAGGTGTTTGTGGGACAATAGAATAGTTAGTGACTAATAGTTCTGTTTTAATATTTTCATCAGTTCCTTTATCACCACGATGAGCCATGGAGTATCTAAGTTTCCACTCTTTAAGATTGTAGTTTTTATATAAATCTAATAGTTTATCATTCACATTATACGTGATCATAAACTTGTGAGCACAATTATAAACATCATCAGCAAATCTATCATGATCAAACTTCTTGTGCATCTCACGATTCTTGCCATATAAAAAATCCTTAATATCATAAGGAGGATCTAGGAATACAAATGTATCACTTGACCCAGATGCTTTCATTACCTCAGAATAATCAACATTAGTTATCTTCCAATGTTTTATCAACTTAGAAAACTGTGCAAGTTTATCTGCACCTACAAGTGAAAAATTAGAATTGGATGCAGTCTGTGAAAATGTGCTGTTCTCTGTGAGTCCAGAAAAACTACACTTGTTCATTATAAAGAATGCAACTGCTTTCTCAAAGTCATCATAGGTATCAATCTCTGCCTTGTATCTATTGAATAGTTCTTTAGCACTTGCAGTTACTTTATCCTTATCACCCTCATCCAAAGTCTTCTGCTTCTCTTCTCGAACACGCTCGGACAGATCTTCACCCCTATCCCTCAACTGTACCCAAAAATTATAAAGGGGTACATAAAGATCATTGATCCATACTGGTATGTCTGGATTAGATTTTGTTATTTCAATAGCAATAGAACCACCACCAATAAAAGGTTCCCTATACTCAGATATGGTACTAGGGAACCAAGGTGATAATGTTTTTATTGCTTTAGACTTACCACCTGGATATCTAAGAGGCGTCTTTAGACTTTTCATAATAATTTCCCAATGCACCACTCATTAATGTTTCACTAATCTCACCATGTGGTGTGGTGATCGTAGGTTCTACATGGTCATTCTTCTCACCAAACTTCTTCTTTGGTAATGTTGCTTCCCATGCATCAATCATTACTTGCAACTCTTTAATTCTTTCTTTAGCTTGTGCTATTTTATCTTTAGTGTTCATTTGAATTCACACTCCACCATAATCTCAGTAAGACATGCAAGCATATTTATTTCCTGATCAGCAACAAATGCTATTTGATACTGGTACTTCGCAATAATAAGAACGGCAGCAGGAATAGTGGAAACGACAAGGGAGTCGTAAAGACTATCGTAAATGCAACGCAATAAAACAGCAGGATCATTGTCCAAGTTATTGACACACCATTTACGTACTTCTGGAAAGTTCTTTGCTTTGAGGTTTTTGATGAGATCATCTACTTTTGCTTCACTAAAATGTGCAAGTATACCACTATCTATCTTACCTCCCACAGAGTATCTCTGACACTCATTAAGAACTCTTCTCCAATCAGGGAAGTGCTTATTAATTAATTCTGCTAGAACTTTCTTATCTGCATCTATTCTTTCTTGTTCTAAAATAAAATTTAATCTTTTGAAAAATGCTATCGCAATGTCTTGTTTATACCTTCCCTGAATGCCAAACTCAACCACAGCACATCTCGAATGGAGGGGTTCAATGATTTTATTTTTGTAGTTGCAAGTGAAAATGAATCTGCAGTTGCTGGAGAACTCCTCAATACTCGCTCTAAGAAGGAGTTGTACGTCGGGAGTGGTATTGTCTGCTTCATCGATGATGATGACTTTATGCTTAGCCTCAGACGATAAAGAGACCGTTGATGCGAAATTCTTTGCATTGTTTCTAACAGTGTCAAGAAACCTGCCTTCATCCGACCCATTAATGACATATACATCAACCCCCAATTGCTTACAAAGTGCTTTAGCAACTGTAGTCTTACCACATCCAGCAGGACCAGCAAGAAGTAGATTAGGCACTTCACCTTTATTTAGAAATTCTAAGAAGGTTTTTTTAGTTTGTTCTGGTAGAATACATTCTTCAATTGTCTTAGGTCGATACTTCTCAACCCAAAGAAACTCATCTCTCATAATTTAGATCCAATCTGGTTTTCGGGACTCGTCACGTAGATAATTAGATGCAACCCAAGGTTTGCTCCTAATGTAATTTTTGTAAGCAGTAAAAGTGTCAATGCTTGTGTCATGTTTATACTCATCAGGCATTGCACG